ATGCTTGCTGCTTTGGCAGCAGGGACGCACTTTGGATACTTTCTTTTTGATCCACTTGCAGATTTTCTTCCACATTCTCTAAAACCTCCTCCTGGTTTTTTTGATCCAATATCTACCCATTTTTGTTTGAACCATTTTGTAAGACCACCCTCGGACATTTTTTTAGAACCCGCTGGTACACAATTAGGAACCATCTTGTTCCCTTTTTTTTTCATTCCGGCTTGAACGTAGCCCTCCCAACAAGTACCACGTTTATACATTAGAATACGCCTTGAAACTTATTCCCTCTGATAGCTGCTCCAGCACCTCTAGCCATTCCCCCACCAGATTTTTTTAAAACAGTTTGTAAAGATTTTGCTTGTCCTTTGTGTAAAGCTGATGCTTTGTGTAAACCAGATATTACTTTTTTAATTTTTGCATCTCCACCTTTGTTAGCTTTACGAACAACCACTGGATTATTTAAATGATCTGAAGTTCCTTTACGAGGTGTTCCTTTTTTAAATTCTAAACCTTTTCTTGGATCAATACTTTTTTTAATTTTTGAATCACCACCTTTGTTCATCATTCTAGCTTTTTGTAATCTACCCATGCCAGACATTGAACCTGCAGTCATACCGCCACCCATTTTCTTTTGTACTTTCATTTTATCTCTCTTTTTTGCTTTTGCTTTATCAGAGAACTTTTTATTAGCTCGTGCAGCAGCGGCACCTATTGCTCCTGCCCCAGCACCTATTGCTCCTATAGCAGCACCTAATCTTGCTTTTACAGGTTTTTTCTTTTTACCAATACCAATGATAATCATCAATGCACCTTTTTTTGCACCTGCTGGTTTTGGTCCTCTAAAATCTTTTCTCTTTGTTCCTGATGGATCTTTAATTTTACCTGCACAAATTTTACTCGCATATGCGTTCGCGTATGCTGAAGGATATACCTTGAATTTTCTTTTAGCTGCCGCTTTA